AGCTGGCCGGGGAGGTATTTCTGCTTCACGCTGGAGAGCGGAACAACGCAGAAGACGGTTTCCGTCGGGGCGGCCAGGTCGACGATGATCTCAAACGTGCCGGTCGCGGACTGCGTCGAGACGATCTTGAGCGGGCTGCCCACGCCGATGGTGAGGGCTGCGGTGGTGCCTTTCGCGGCGCTGCCCGGATCAATCCGGACGGCGAACGTGGACGGCTGCGGGCCCTTGATCGGCTGGCCGAGGCCAGGCGTCGGTGCGAATTGAGTCAGATTTTGGACGAGTGACATGGTAGTGATTCCTTTTTAGTGGTGAGTGGTGGTGAGCGCGGGCCTCAGTTCTTGCCAGCGGCGGCGGCCGCGTTGCGCGGGTTGCCCCAGCGTTTGATGCCGCGCTGCTCCATGGCCAGGCGGTCGTTGGGAAGCTTGCCGATGTTCTCAAGCGCCGGGTCTTTGACGGCCGTGGCGGCGTTCATCAGGCGGAAGTAGCGGGCGCCCTTCGCGGGTGCGGTGGCCGGCGCGGCGTTCTTGAGCGCTCCGTTGGCCAAGCCGCCCGTGCCGGTCGTGGTGCCTTCGGCGATGCGACGCTTGTTTTCCTCCTCCAGGTCCATGGCGTTCTTGTAACTGGCCTTGAGGTCGCCGAACTTGGCTTTCTTGCCCTTGTCGTACTCGACCTCGTCGTCATCGCCCACCTCAACGCCGTTCTTCAGCGCCTCCTGGTAGGCAATGTGGCTCGCCACGACCTCTCTGAGCGGCGCGGACTGGCCTTCGCCGATCTCGATCAGCGTGTCGGCCGCGATCTCGGTGGCCTCGGTGGAGGCGTTCTTGATGCGCTCGGCCTCGATACGGGCAGCCTCAGCAGCGGCATCCGCCGTCGCCTTGGCAGCAGCGGCCTTTGCGACCGCGTCGTCTGTCTTTTTCTGGAATATTTTGAACATGGCTGGATGTGTGTTTGCTGACGATTTTCCGTTGGTTATACGAATGTGACTCCCGTCGTAACGGGGGCGGGGATGAAGAGCCAAGTGCTCCCCATCAAAACTCTTTACCTCGAAATTGTAGGGGATGCCGTTGAGCGTGCCGCCGCGGGCCTCCTGAAGCGGGTGGTAGCAGCACGAGACCTTCCAGCCGTTGCGGATGAACTTCTTGGCCTCGTCATCGGTCACGATGCCGCCGCACCAGTACCATCCATCTTCCGCGTTGTACCAAACGCGCGCAATGGTGCCGCATGAGCATTCGCCCATGTTGCCGGGCGTGACCTCTTCAATCGGCTTGCCGGTCGCGTTCGAGATCGGCTCGTGCTTGATGACGAGCGGGCGGCCGATCATCGACTCCATCGAGGCGTCGATAGCCTCCTTGGTGACCAGGCCGATGCCGCGGCCAGTGTCGCGGTAGTTGACGAGGCCCGGCCGAATCCATCGCGCCTCGAAAGTGTTTCCCCAGCCGGTCGCGTTCTTGATCCGCTTGAGCAGGATCGGCGTCTCGACCGCGTCAGAGACGAGGCGAAGCAGCGCCGGGCGGGGCCGCGGAAGGATTAGTGTGCTGGGCAACTCATGGCGTGGGCTGGGCGAGCCTGGGAGCAACGTAGTGCCTCCTGGGCGTCCGCTCGGCTTAGAGCTTCCTTCTTCAACGACAAAACCGTTTGGAGCATCCGGATTTTCCGGTCGATATCCTTGATCTCTTTGCGCAACTCGTGGGCGGAGGTCATAGGTGGGTCCACGTATATTTGACCAGCCACGTCACTTCGATGATCGTTACCACGGCAGCGAGCACACCAATCATCACCTTGGTAACAAAACCAACGCCATCCATAACGACATCGAGCCATTCGTTCTCTTGGATAAATTGTATAACGCGGGATTTCTTCGGTGAGAATCCGCCGCGCCCGTATATGATGTTTTCGGTCACCTTGCCGCAGCTGGCCTCCCACGCGCGCTTGCGCTGGGCTTCGATCTCCTTTGCGGCGTTGTCTTGGATGGCACTCATGGCAGTATGCTCACGTCGGCGAGCTCAACGATTGGCAGCGCAATGCATCGGCACTCGTAATCCTCGCCTGGATGCGCGCGGCGTCCTGTAGCGAGGTTAACCACAGGGGGGCTCGACCATAGCTGAACAGTGCCTTCGAGTCTTCGGTGGTCGAGTCGCACAATCTCATCTCGACTTGTCCGCCAGACGTAGCGCTTGCTGCCGAGGCGCTTGGATTGCTCTTCGTGATACTTGCTGGTGAGCAGGCTGGTTTCTTGCCGAGCCCAAAAAGCCGCTTTGCGCTTTGATACACCGTACTGCGCTTCGATAATTCGTCCGAGCCGGTCAGCCCGGCCGCCGGCGGCAGCATTCTTTTCAACCATGCGGCGAAGCTCTGGTATTTTCTCCGAAGCAAACTGTTTGATGGAGAGGTCAAGATTTTCGGTCAGCTGCGAAGTGATAACAGCCCGCATGGCCGGGTCGATCTGAATCTGCACCGTCACGCTTTCCAGAGCCGTCGTCGTCTTCTGCATCTGGCTTTGTAACCCGGCAGCTATCTTGTCAACAGCTTTTTGCAAATGTAAGCCCAGCTTGGCGGTCGCTATGCCGTCCTGCATGAGCTCCAGTGTGTGTATAACATCGCTATGTATAGCGGCGCTGCGCGACACCGCCGCCGACACGGCAGACCGCAGCTCCATGGGCATCCTGGCGATGGGCAAACGGAATGTCCGGGCCTTGGCGTCGAACGTGGCGCCCAGAGCGCGGAGGCGCTTCGAGATGCTGGCCGAGAGCTCGCCGCTGAACACGTCGTCTGCATACCACAGGCGGCCGGTGCGCAGCGCTCGCGTGATTGGGTCCTCGATAGCGTTTGCCAGGCTGGGCATGCGGCCCTTGGCCTGGTCGCGCTTCTTGGGCTCGATGCCGGCGGCCTCGAGCAGGTCGAACAGCGGCTGAAAGATTGCCTCGCTGAAATACGCGATGAGCTCGGGCTCGATCTGCGCCGCGTACTCGGGCTTGTTGACGACCGGCTTGAGGACAACCCTCACGCGGCCCTCTCAGCGTGGCTCTGTGCCTTGGCCCACGCCTTGAAGCTCCCGCGCCGGCTCTGGCGTTGCAGCCACTCGTACTTCTGGCGGGCCTCCTCGATGCCGTTCTTGGAAGACTTTTTATCGGGCTTGTCATCGTCGCCATCGGCCTGCTCCGTGCCCACCGGCACCGGCTCGCGCAAGCCCTGGCCCACTTCGGTCTCGATGACCAGTAGGCCCTCCTGGTGTAAAATCTCATCGCACTCGGCGCCAGTGATCTGGTCAGCCTGGCGGAGCGCCAGCGCCCGGGCCTGCTTGCTGGTCTTGATGGTCTCTTCCTCCACGGGGTTCGCCATCCGCATCGGCAGAAACTCGGCCTCGAATTCCGGCACGACGCCAAAGGTCGCCATCATGCGCATCGAGAGCATGTCGTGCAGATTCGGCATGCTGGGCTCCCGCACGTCGGAATCCACCAGCGCCGCGTAGTTCTCCAGGGCGTCCTCGCCGGATGCAAATCCCGTCGAGCTCAGGCCGAACAGCTTTGCGACCGGGAACCGGACGTCACCGGCGAAATTGATCCGCGCTTGCTCGAATAAATCGGACAGGCCGCTGAACGCCTGCACCTTCTGCTCATACTTGTCGCCTCCCACTCCGCCGACACCGCCATCGAGCACCACCGCGTTCTTGTAGTTCTTAATCCAATTCGCGATCTGGATGCGCAGGATTGCGGCCTGCGTGCCCTTGGCTGACGACAAAAGCTCGTTCAGGTTTTCCAAAAAGTAGACGTCGATTTTGGCCTCGTCTATCAAATCGTACACCACGGTCTGTAGCTTGAGGAAGGTCTGGAGCGAGCGCATGCAGTGCTCGAGCTCGGACATGCCCCAGCCCTGTAACATGCACCGGATGCGGCTCGGTGCCTCGCGGCCCTTGAAGCGCATCACGCGCGACCAGTCCAGGCGCTCGCTGTAATACTGGTAAGGCGCCGGAATCGCCCGGCCGCTCTGGCTGATGCCTGGGATGGTGAGTTCCCAGCGGTCGCACGCGATGAAGCTCAGCGGCTCGCCTTCGCGGATATTGGCAATGTCCAGCGGCATCGAAGGGTCGTCATCGTTCGCCGCAATCAGTCCGGCGCCGCCGAACAGCCGCGCCCACTTGGACGCCTGCTTGAAATTCATGATGTCGCGGTTGCGCCGAATCTCGCGCTGCAGGAGCTTGATGTCCTGCGAACCGAACTCGGGAATCTTGATGATGACGCCGCCCTTGAACGCGTCGTCAATCGGCTGGTCAATCAGCGTCTGGGCCAGGCCGTACGTCATGTATCCCCAGTTGAGCGCCATCATCTGCATCGTGAACGGCGACGCGGCCATGTTGCTGAAAAACGTCCCAGGCTGGGACAGCTGCTCGCGTCCGAAATCACCGAAGTCGCCGCCACCGAGCCCGGCGACCAGGCCGGCGTAGGAATTGAAAACACGCGGTTTCTTGCCGATCATCGTGGATTCCCAGACTGCCCGGCCGGCGGCATTCGCTGCGGGATTGTCTGCCCAGGGTCTGCTCAGGTCGGCATCGGCGGAGACCATATAGTGAGCGGAACAAAGGCCCGCGGGCCCGCGGTGTCAAACTATTCCTGATTGTCCATCAGCACGTCAAAGCTCGACAGGCGCTTGCCGAGAAGTTGCTCGATGCCGTCGCACATGGGGTCTACTCGGTCGTCATGCGGGTGCGTTCCATCCTGGCGGAACTCGGCACACTCCTGCAGGAAGCCAGCGATCCATGGCGTGCTTCCATCCTTCGGGACGTAGACCATGTGGATTTCGATAAACGGGAGAACGTTCTGCACGCGGCGCGCTTTGTCGATGTCGCGCTCGATGCCTTGGCACGGCACGCCGAGCCCGCGCAGCGTCTGCAGCAGCGGCGAGCCCGCGGCCTTCTCTTCGATGATGAGCCGGGGCCGGGGCCAGTGCTCGCGGCCCTGCCACTTGTCCCAGAACGACTTTACGTTGGCGACGAGCTCGGGGCTTTCCCATTTACCGTGCAGCTGGTCGATTAGATAGGCGCGCTTATTGAGCCGGCCCCAGAGTTGCGCGCAGGAAAAGTCGTTGGCCTCTTTGGTCTTGAGCGCCGTGTCCACGGTGATGACCAGCTTCTCCCACCGCATCGTCTCGGCTTCGGCCGGATCCCATCGCATGAACTCGTCCACCGGGATCAGGTTGCCGCCCAGTGCCACCGGGATCTGCTGATGCTGACTGGCGTAGACGTAGCGGCCGATGCGCGTCCGCTGGAGCGCGAGCAGCTTGGACGCCGTCCAGGTTTCCGGAAAGCGGCTGAACCCACCGACCACGCACGGGAAGCGCAGCTTGTAGGTCACGTCGCTGTAGTTGGCTTCGATGTAGGCTTGGAGGTCGTTCATGCCGATGCGCTGAGCGTTCACGAAGATCGGGCAGAACTGGTCCGAGTTGCGGCAACCCTTCCAGGTCAGCTCAAAATTCTCGGTGGTGTTCTCCGCCTCGACCTTCGACAGCGCGGCTTCCGGGTTGGCTGGATCGTCGAGCGCGATGTATCCGCCCGCGGGCTCCTTCAGGCCGCCGCCGTAGCCGGCGATCGTGGCGCCAATGCCGGCACCGTAGAGCACGCCACCGGCCGGCGTGGTGACGGTCTGCTTGGATGCGCTGTGGATCAAGTCGCCGTAGATGTCCTGATACCACGGCTTGGCCATGACGCCTCCCGAGAAGAGGATCGAGCGCGCCACCAGCTTCTCGCTGTAGCAGCCGTAAAGCATCTGCGCCGGCGGGAACTCGCCAAACGTCCAGGACGACAGCGCCTCGAGGATTTTCGTCTTGCCGGTGCGCCGCGGCATGCTGGTCAGAAAGTACTCGTATCCGCTCAGCTCGCCGAGCACCGCGGCCTGGTAGACGTCGCAAATCTCCCTGTGTTCGTCTTTGAGCGGCAGGCTGACGTGGCACGCCTCAACGAATATCTGGAAATAGTCCCAGAACGCCATGATGTCGGGACTGACCGGCGTGCCGGCCGGCGCCGGCTCAGCGCTCATTTTGCGCGGGTGGCAACAAACCGTTTGAGCGCGCGGCGCGAGCAGAGGCTCGCAGGCACATCCAAGTCTCCGGCTACCCACATCCCATGGACTTCATTCCACACCAGGGACCCAAGTAGGTGGAGGTCATCGGCGCCGCACGGATTAAACCGCTCCGCTTTAAATGCGTGCCGTAGGGCAAGGATCAAATAGTCCATGACTATCTTGTC